AACACAAATAAAATTAAGTAATCCAAATAATAATATTAAATCATATGGTGCAGGTTTTCCAGATGATGTGTTCATGCAAGTTATTGATGGAGCAAAGATAAGAGGATTAACACCAGAAAATTATTTTAATGATCCAAACATAGGAAACATAGAGGGTGGTTTACGAAAATTAAAGTACATAGATAAGTCTTTAATTAATTATAAAAGAGAAAGAAACAAGTATGACATGACAGACATGATTGTAGATTTTAATCAAAAACATTATGACCTTATGCCAAACTTTGATGTAGTAATTATTGATGAAGCACAGGATCTTAGTTGGTTACAATGGAAAATGGTTGAGCGTGTTGTTACAAAAGCAAAGCGTGTGTATGTAGCAGGTGATGATGATCAAGCTATCTATCGTTGGGCGGGTGCAAGACCAGAGTTTTTGATGAACATGGAAGGCACAAGAACAATCTTAAACAAGTCATATCGTTTAGCAGAGTCTATTCATGCAAAAGCAAATAGATTAATTAAGCGTGTTAAAGATAGAGTAGATAAAGAATGGACAGCGCGTGATGAAAAAGGTCAAGTAAACATACATCCTGTTGAACAATTACAAAAAATGAAAGAAGGAGATTGGCTTGTATTAGCAAGAGATGGATATCGTTTAGATAAATTAGAGGATGATTTAAAAATTTATGGTTATTACTTTGAGCGAGGAGATAGAACATCTATTAATAAACGTGTGCATGATGCCATACTCGCATGGGAAGATGTTCGTAGAGGTAAAGAATTAGATATTAGAAGAGTAAAAGCTTTTTATAATTACATTAAAACAGGAACAGGTGTCGATAAACAATTTAAAGCAATGAAGAATGTAGATAAAGATAAAATGTTTACCTTTGATACATTAACAAAAAACTACGGATTAAAATTAGATAAAGAATTACCTTGGTTTAAAGCACTAGAAAATATTGAACCACAAAAGAAAACTTATGTACGTATGTGTTTACGTCGTAAAGAAAACATTAGACGCGCACCACGGATCAAACTGTCAACAATACATGGATCAAAAGGTGGAGAAGCAGATAATGTTATGTTGTTAACAGATTTAACTCGTAAGGCCGATGCATCGTATTGGAAACAACGAGACGAAGAGCGACGCGTATTCTATGTGGGAATGACGCGTGCAAGAAACACCTTGAACATTGTGAGATCACAATCGGATAGAGAATTTTCGGAGGCATTTTAATGTTTACAATAGATACAGCATTGAAACAAGTTAGCGTAACAGAAAAACAAATACGTAAAATACGTGCTGAGTTACCAAAACTAAACCGTGAAAAAGTTGATAGGGAGCTTAAAATATTATTACTTGATTTACAACTCCTTGCAAATGATTTACGGTCTATCAATAAAAAGGAGAAAGATGAAGACTAGAGAATATTTAGAAACCGCGGCAAAGATTGTTACAGGGCAACGTCAACATGACTACGGTGACAAATATCAAAATCATGAGAACATTGCAAACCTATGGAGTGCATATTTAGACTATGATATATCTGCACATGATGTGGCTATATGTATGTTACTTGTAAAAGTAGCAAGACTTAAACACAGACCTACAGAAGATTGCTACATAGACATGGCGGGATATGCGGCGATTGCAGGCGAAATACAGGATAAAGATGATGACACAGATACCACTATTTC